TCAGTCTTCCTTCACGATCTGCAATTCCGCCCGGGGCCTCTGGTAATCCTCCCGGATGAATTTCCCGTAGGTGCGAAACACCATCTCCACATCCTCGTGCCCCAGCTGCTGGGCCACATACCAGGGGTTGGCGCCGGCCGTCAGCAGGGTGGATGCGTAGGTGTGTCGCAGCTGGTAGGGGTTGCGGTAGGGGATGCCGGCACGCTCCATCAGCGGCAGCCACAGCGTTTTGCGCACCTGGGCATCGTTGTCCCACGGCTTCAGGGTGCGCGGATTCAGCCAGATCCGGGGGCCGCGGCTCTGGCTGATGTCTTGCTGGGCGCGCAGCGCTTGCAGAGCCTCGTCGTTGAGATCGATGTCCCGAATGCCGGCTAGCGTCTTGGGCGACTTGATCACCCCGACCACCTGGTTCTGCACCACGCGGGCGATGCGCCTTTCCTGATCCACATGTGCCCATTCCTGGGCCTGCAGTTCGCCGGGGCGCAGCCCGGTGTTCAGCCAGTATTGGATGGTGGGCCGTTCGTCGCTGCGGCAGGCCTGCAGCAGCGCCGTGCGCTCGGTCTGGGTGAAGGGCTGAATCACATAGTCGCTGGCCTTGCTGGTCTGGCGGATCAGCTTGGCCAGGGCGATGCGGTCGAACGGGTTCAGCTCGATCAGCTCGTCGTTCAGCGCATCCTCGAACACGCTGCGCAGCGGAATCAGCGTGTTGCGTATGGCCTTGCTCGTGCACTCCATGGCGGAGATCCACTCGCGCAGCAGGGCGGGGGTGACATCGCGCACCTCCACCCCGTGCCAGCGGCGCATGCGCGTGCCGTTGATGGCCTTGGCATAGCCCCGGTACGTGGCCGGGGACAGTTTGCCGTTGCCCACCTGCCGCTCGTAAATGTCGAGCTGCCGGTACAGCAGCTTCTCCATTTTTGTCGAGCCTTTTCGGGATGCCGCGGCGCGCGGGCTGTCCGGGAAATAGTCGGCATAGACAAAGCTGCCGGCCTTGATCTTCATGCGGATCTCGTCCCGCAACACCGTGGCGCGCAGCAGGCTGGACTTGTTGACGGGCGCGGCGGGCAGCAGCTCGCGGCACTCCCTGCCCTCCCAGGTGAAGGCGATCTGGATGCGATCGCCCGAGGCGAACTTGCGGATTTTTACGCCGGGCGGCGTTTGGAAAGCTGGTCGTTGATCCATTGGTCTGCGGCTTTGAGGTTGACGTAAAGGCGACGGGAGATCACGGCCACTTGCAGGCCTTCCTTCCAGACGCCGCTTTTCTTGCGCTGCTTCACGGCCTCGCGGGTCACGCCGGTCATCTCCTCGTATTTGGAGGCCAGCACCCACTGGGTCGGGTAGCCAGCGACATCTTCGGCGGCCGCTGCGGAGGCGACTTTTGGGGCGGGTTCTTTCATGGGCTGTGCTCCTTCGATGAAAAACAAAAAGCCCGCGCGGCATGGGCCGTGCGGGCTGGGGATGTGAATGAAATCGGTCTCCAGCGCTTATGCAGAAAGCGCTGGCAGCTATGAAAACTGCTATCTCAGTTGCAGCTGGCTTTGTTGGCCGGGCAGGCCCTGGGCGCCGCCGTGGTGCTGCAGGGCCTGCAGCTCGGCCCGCGTGGCCATGCGCTGGGTGCAGGCTGCCGCCAGCCGGGCCAGAGTGGTATCGCTCACGATCAGGTCGGTACGCACGGCCTGGGTCAGCTGGGCCAACGTCATCACCATGGCACCGGCCTCGATGGGCTGCACATAGGGTGTCATCGCTCCGCCCGCGCCGCGGGTGAAGGACAGCAGCATGCGCGTGGAGTGGGGCGCTTCGCCCTCCAGCATCACGGCATCAAACACCGCCTGATAGACCTGCAGCGTGGCTGCATGGGCCAGTTGGTGGGCATGCTCGACAAGGTGAACATCGCGTTGCAGGGTGTTGTCGTCGGCCTGCTGTTCAAGCAAGTCCAGCACCCACGCCCGAAACTCCTTGGCTACCGTCGTGCGGGCAAACATGGCCAGGAGGTGCGCGCCGCGCAGGCTGAAGATACGCGCTTCCTTTTCGCTGTTCCCATTGCCGAAACCCTTGACGGTCAAATTGACCGTCAAGGTCATCTTCTCTGTGAACTCGTCGGAGCGCCGTGCATAGATGCGGTTGATCGCGCTCTCATCGGCGTACCCAAGAGCCTGGGCAATCTCGTTGGCCTTGAGCCAAGGCTGCCCTTGGTGGTCAACGATACCGAAGGTGGTGGAGTGAAAAGACAGCGCAGCAGCGCGTGCATTGAGGGTGTCAGCCATTACGGCCTCCTTGCGGTCATTCTTGCAACAACCACCGCCGCTTGCTTCCAACCAAATGGCGGTGACTCGAAGGGGTTGGAAGACCGGGACCGCTTGCGCAAACCGGCGAGCCTCGCGGCTCCCCCTCCGAGCCACCATAAAACTGGGGCCACAGACGACAAAGCCGCACGACTGCGGTTCAGGTGCGGCTTTGTCGCCGCAAACGGTATTCAGGCTTCCAACCCTGATCACGCTTTACTGGCGTGACGTTGGAGAGTGTAGCGTAGCTGGCCTCCAATGTGTCAACAACTCGTTACGAGTCGTGTAATCTCTTGCCAAGTTCTTTTTCGGGGTGTCAGATGGTTGCAACAGATTTCGATTGGATCAAATTTGGTTTGGCTGTATTGGGCAGTTCAGTTATCTCAGCACTTATTAATACCGGATGGAATGTCTATTCAAAGAGGCAAGATAAAAAGGAAAAAGATAATAAAGATCTAGAAGAGCGTGAGCACGAGTTACTGATGGCATTGGCGTGGGTTGATAATTTGTCAATCTCTTTTTATGAAAGCATGTTGAGCATCAATGAATATATTAACGATATGCATAATATGCCAAATGGCTATGATCCAAAACACGCGCCAAATATTGAAGAGCCAAAAGAAGTTAACTTAAAGCTATTGCCCATTGGTTTTAGAACGGAAATTCTCCTTATAGGACAGAACTTCAAATATAGCTCTGACTTTATTTATGCAGCTTTCGAGTACTGGGCTGAGGTTGAGGAATGTTATGTCTTTGAACTTCAGCGGATAGCATTTTACGGGGTTCAGATTTCAAAATTCTCTGATAGATTTAGAGGCGCTATATATAAGAAGTCAGAGAAATTAAATGATGCGCATGAATATTTTTTCAGCGAAAAAGAAAAATATCTTAAGCGCTGCTTAAAGTTCCAGAATGTTACTTTCTTGCCGGAGATTGAAAGAGAGGCTAAGGGTAATAAAGGTTAAGGGAACTAATCATTAGATTTGGAGTTTATTATATTTAATGATTTCTCTAGTAATAATCTTGTGCAAAGTGTACAGACAAAAGCATCTCTGTCTGGGGACGTACGGTACAAGTCCACCAGTTGCTGCAATTTGAATCCGCCATCAGAATTCAGCACAGTCGAAATGGCGTTGTCATCAATCACGATAGAAGAGAGGGTGTTCATGTCGGTTTTGGTAATACAGTGCCCGCATTGCGGGGCGGAAAAAATGACCTTCAAAGTGATGAAGTCGGTCGGACATCTGATTCCAGGACAGTCCTCCGTGATGGCGCTTTGTTCGGGCTGTGATGGACCTGTGCTGGCAACCCTTTTTGCTCCGCCGCACATGGGGGACAGGCTGGTTGAAATGCCCGGAAATCTTTTGCAGGAACGTGATTTCAGAGCCATTGGTATATGGCCTAAACCGCAAGAGCCTGAAGTACCTCAGGGCGTTCCGGATAAGGTTGCTCGTAGCTTTATAGAAGCCGCGAAATCACGGCGTGCACAGCTATGGAATGCAGCCTGTGGTAGTTATCGCCGTTGCATGGAACTGGCGTTAAAGGAGTTCGCTCCTGATGTCGAAGCATGGAAGCTGGAAAAGCGTATCGACAAGCTGGCGGCTGAGCATCGAATTACCCCAGCTCTTCAGACATGGGCCCATGAGTTGCGTCTGGATGGAAACGAGGCATTGCATGGCGATGATGACGCGACGGAGGATATGGCAGAGCAAATGCATCATCTGACTTATTTCCTGCTCACCTATTTGTACACTTTGCCAAATCAGATTGAAGAGGTTCGAGTGCGACGTGAAGCTGCATCAGAATAAATTTAATGAGCCATGCAAAGTATCCTGAATAATTTAACAGATGTATCTTGGTGGTTTACAAGCATATTTCCTCCTTTGCTGATAATTATTTTGGCAAAATTTTGGAAGTATTTTTTTAAAACTTCTAAGAGGCTATTTCGCACTACGCGTGCACGGTACTTGAAGAAGGTGAAAGAAAAAAGGCGTGATGACTTGCTGATTCAGAGAGAAATGTTTTCTGCTCAGGCCGCCTTCAATGTCTTTGTGATGTTTGTTTCGGCGGGATTTGTGATACTGGTTCTGAATCCATATTCAGGAATTAGTGGTAAGAGCTTGGCTTTTGTCATTATTGTTACTGCACCGATATTGATATCGGAATTCTTTTGGCTTAGCAAAGATAGCCGTGTGCAGGACTTAATTGTTCGACGCAAACGCTGGATGAAAGGGAAAAGGCAAACGAGACAAAGCACTCATGCATAAGCATGGTTTTTCCCCGGCAGTGTTTATGCCCGTCAGCCTGGCCAGCAAGGCTGTACCTTTGGCATGCCAGTCGGCATGCAGCACCATCTCGGTGGGCAGGTTGCGCAGGGCCAGCAGGTCGCGCTGTTGATCGGCGTTGAGGTTGCGTAGGTCTCTGGAAAGCAGTGCCTGCTCGCCGGCCAGCCGCACCAGTGCGTCACGGTCTGAGGTGTCGGTCATCAAGACTCCTTGGTGATGAAAAAAAGCCCGCCGGGTTTGGAACCTTGCGGGCTTTTGTTTGGGTGAGAGGAATGCCTTTTACAAAAAGGCCTGCCTCTGCGATCTGAGCGCATCGCGGTCGATGCTGGCGGCGAGCAGCTCCATGTCGGACGGGCTGACGCCCAGGGCGGTGAAGTGCGCGGCCCAGCGATCGACGGTGGCGGCCACTTGCCGTATCAGATCGATGGCGCGGGGCATTTTGATGCCGTATTCGTTGATCTGGGTGAGCGCGTTTTCCAGGCTGGATTCGGAGCCTGCGGTGCCCACGACGAGCGCCTGATAGCCCAGGTTTTGCAGGCTGGGCACCACGTCGTAGGCGGGCGTGAGGTCGTAGTAGCCGTCTGCCAGATTGAGGCTGATGCTGTGGTTGCGCTCGTGGTCGTCGGTGTTGTCCATGAGGATGTTGAAGACCATGCGTTTGAACAGTTCCTCGCGCATGGCGGCCTGCCGGTCCGGGTGGCCCAGCCGCAGCAGGATGGTGGCCAGATTGCCGTAGCTTTGTTCCAGGCCGGCAGCGCGCAGGGCGGTGTGGGCGGACTGGCAGTGCACGCGGTAGGGGCCCAGGCGGTCGAACCGCTCGATGGTGAGGGCGTGCCGTGCCTTGCCGTAGCGTGGCGGCAGTGGCAGCACGGCGGTGTCGGCCACGTACATGCCGGCCTGGGCAGCCAGCGTCATGGTGGCGTGCTCGATGAGCGGGGTGTCCACGGGGTCGTCCAGTTCGCTGAACTTGATGACGCAGGGGGCGTTGTCCGTCTGCAGCAATGCCTTGGGCCGCGCGCCGCCGAGGGTGACGCCGGGTTGGATGAGGCGTTGTATCTCTGCGGTGATCGGGGCCTGGGTCTGCACGTCTTCCACCGCAGCGGCGAGCTGTGCCAGATCCTTCAGTTGGGGATAGGGCCCCAGGTAGCGGGGGATGTATTGCTCTGCCGAGGTGGACACGCCCAGCGCGCCAAAACGGTCGTCGCCCGCGAAGAGCAGCATTTCCAGAATGGACAGGCGGGCAGGCCGGTCGATGTGGCGGATGATGCGCTCGCCCCAGCGGTCTGGGCGCGCGTCGTCGATCGCGCCGGGGGCGGTGTTCTTCTCGCCGGTGCTGAAAATTTGCCCCTGGACGATGGGCATGTCTTCGCTGAGCGCAAAGTTCCACCAGTCCGGCGTGTAGGTAAAAGTGGCGCAGTCCGCCACCAGCTGCGAGAGGCTGACCTCGCCCACCAGCGTGGGCGCCGCAGGGTTGACCATGGCCCACACATAGAGCTGATCTTGCGGCACATAGGTGCGTGGCGAGACGGCGGGGATGGCGGGGCGGGTCATTTTTTATCGGGCTTCGAGCCAGCCAGAAGGGCGGCAAGGCCGGCCGCTACGGGCGAGGTGCTGGATCGGGCGGATATCGAAGCCTGCGGCTTTCCCAATGCAACCGGTGCAAGGGGCGCTGGCCGGGCTACATGAGCCGGCCTGGCAGCACGCTTGCGCTTGATTCGCACTTTGGCCACTTCCTTCTCCAGCGCCGCATGGTCGTTCTGCGGCGCGATCAGATCGGCCAGCCCGCCGGCCTGATTGATCAGCCACATGCACATCACGTACGAGGCCATGGCGACGGACGGGTCGCCGCGCTCGATGCGGGCCATGGTGGGCTGCGAGATGCCCAGCTTCCTGGCCCACTGCGCCTGCGACTCGCCACGCCGTTTGCGGGCGATGACGATGTTCTGCGCAAGCTGCTCGATCTGCTGGAGCACGGCTTGCGGGTAGTCTGCGGGCGGTGTGTTCTGGCGTGGCATGCATAGATATTAGTGTTTTGACAGAAACATGTAAATCTATGAATCATTTTTGTCTCTGAAGCATTTGTTCGTGTGCGACAACAGCCGGCTCCACTGTTGCCCGCATTCATGTTTGATGCATAGATGTTGTTAAAAGTCTATTTTTGATTCATCTATGTATAAATTCATGCTTTCTGGCCATGAATTTGTGAGCGCGCTGCGCCCGCTCCAGCTGCGTTTGAAAGTAGTTTGATGCCGATAGCTTTGCCGGGCTGGCGGTAGCCGCTTTGCTTTCCATAGCGCGCAGCAGGCGGCTGCGCTGGCGGTCGCGGTGCTGCAGCTCGTGCAGCACGGTGTCGTGGGGCGTCATGGAATCAGGGGCGCGGCGGCCTCGAGGTGGATCCAGGCCAGGGCGATGCAGAAGCCCGCAATCAGCAACCACGCGGCGACGGCTGCTGCGGTGACAAGGCGGTATTTCGTCATCGGCATGCCCCGCGCTGGCAGATGCAGCTGATGGCCTTGCCCAGGTGGCCCAGCTCGGCAAAGCCGTGGTCGAAGGCCTCGGCCATGGAGCGCGCGCGGTGCAGGATGGACACGGCGCCGCAGGTGAGAACAAAGGTATGCATGGCGCGGCCTCGTCAGAACAGGGGCAGGGTGAGGTGGCCGGCCGTGCCGGCACGCACGCGGCGCACGGGCATCAAAGCCGGACGCTGGCGGGGCGGGCGAGGCGCCGGGGCCTGCAGCGCCGCCTGGGCGGCCAGCTGTTCGCGCGCCCTGGCAAAAGTGGCGGCCACGTCGGTGCTGACGGCATTGCTGTACTGGAACGCCTTGCTGGTGCAGGGCACGCTGGGCATGGTGATGCGGGCTGCTTGCATGGGAGGTCTCCGGTGAATGGCAAAAAGAAAAAGCCCACGCAGCGCTGGCTGGTGGGCTCGGGGTGTGTGTGCGGTGCTGCGCGTCAGGTGCCGGCAGCCGTGCCGGTGGCGGCCGGCTCTCGGGCCTGCTCCGTGCGGAAATCTGCCGGTAGCGGAAAGGTCGGGCTGGTCTGGATGAGTTCCAGCAGCCGCTGCTTGAAGGCTTTCTCGTCGTCGATGCCCGAGGCCTTGTAGTGCAAGGCTGCGGCCCGCCTCGACAATGGGGCGCGGCCGTAGATTTCGGCTGCCCAGTGCAATGCAAGAAAAATGGAGTCGTTCATGTCAGTACCTTTGAAAAATGTGTCAGCCGAAACGATTGAGATGGCCTTGGAAAAAGTGTTTGCGGAAATGCACGGCAAACCTGTCAGCGTGAAAATTGCAGAGCTGAAGTTCGACCCTAAGCAGGGCCGTACCGATGTGGCTGTGTCGGTGTGGGATGACACGACAGACGACCTATTTACAGGCTTCTAGATTCAGCCTGCTCCATAGAAGAAAGAGCCGATGCCTTTGCAGGCGTGCCAGAGGAAGTGAAGTGGAGGGAGGAGATGCCTCCGGCTCGGCGAAAACCGTTCAAACCGCAGCGCCCTGGTGCAAGGCGCTCTGGTCTGGCCCCGATGCGCTCGGGGCGGGCGGTGCCGGGATTCCAACCGGCGTTGCCGTTCTTGCTCTTGGCCGCATTCGCCTCACCCTTTTGACCGTGTACGCCCTTTGGCGGCTGGATACGGCGGGGATGCCGCGCAGAGCAGCGGCCATGCCCGCTGATGCGATGAAGCCCGGGGACGCTCCGCGTGGGTGGAGCGAACGACATAGGCATACGACTTTTGAAAGACCGGGCCTGACCCGGCCGATGCCGTGCGCCCATCGCGTCTGCAACCTGCTGTACCCCTGAAGCCAGTTCGCGTTGGCGTTGGTGGCATTGGCCCTGTGTTGGGGTGGTGGTTGCTGCGATGGATGAATTTAACCATAGTTAAATTATTTGTGTCAACCATGGTTAAATTTCTTTGTGAAGTTTTCTTCAATTCAAGAAGAGGGTGCAAAAAAGCCCGCTGTTGCGGGCTTGGGCTAAGGACTTGTTTCGACCTGCAGCAATCTGTGCCGCAACTTCGTAACCAAAGTCGCCCAGAATGCTCTCGAATTTTTGGAATTCAGCGCCACCGCTCCCTATGCTAGCCACTCATCGGGTCAAAGGAAATTAACGTTTTCAACTGTGTGGCGCTGATATGTAAAGCGAGTAGATTTCGCCCGGATCATCGAAGGGATAGAGCAGTCTCTTAAAAGTATTAATTCAATATTAAAGACTGATAATTTAAAACTGGTCACTTATATTTATAAGATCAATCACCAAAGCCTCAAGCATTGGATTCAACCAGTCCAATTCTTTTTGCTCTGCATGATCGAGCAGGAATGAAAATCCATGATCAGCTCTTTCAGCATGAGCTATTTTATTTCGGACGTAATACATGTACTTTATGCACAACGTCACAACCACATCACTGTTATTGATGGATGGAGCGGCTAGCTCTGTTTTAATGTGTGAGTCGACAGCGGTATAGTGTTTTTCTGCTTTAAGAAATTTTTCCCTAACGGTCAGAGTGTCCCGATAAATTGTCAGTATTCTGCTATCTTTAGTCCGTAAGATTGACTCTTTCAACGATTTTGTTCTTTTTGCCGTCGGGTAATTATTTTGCAGCATTAAGATCCACCGGACCTTTGTGCGAATCATTGCAGATGTTAAGCCGGATATTGAAGCGATGGCTAAAGGGTATGATGCTGGGTTTTGTCGAATATCATTTGCCAAGAAAATATGGCAGTCAGTGTCAGTGGTCTTTCCGCTGTAGGCTCTGTAAAGCGAGTTAAAGGCTCTCCATAGTCGATCAAAGCGATCGAAAACATTCCTTGCGTCATTTGCCTTAATCAAATGGGTAGTTGCATAAAGAACTGATCGCGCCACCGGGGTTTCTTCAAGTAATAAAATAGCCTTGAGTGGATCGATTTTGCTTACTGCTGAAAGATTGGCGCTTGCGTGGGTCGTCTGGGCAATATCCGCTGAAGGAACAGTCAATTCAGAAATAAATTTATCGTTTGATCCAAAACGACGAAGTATGAGATTCTTGATTTTTGCAGGCTTGCACGTTAATAAAAAATAAAGTGCAAGACCTTTTACAATAATTTTGTGAAAGGTGCTATTGTGGGATTTTAAAGGATCAGGTCCAATAGACGATCTAACGCAATTTATCAGTATCTTCTTATTTGTGATGAAGATTTTATCTGCATGGTTTCCAGAAGATCTTGTCTTTACAAATCCTGAATAGAGAACTGCGGTGGCTCCAGATACTGAAAGATTAATCTCTATTTCTAGGACAGACAATTTCTTCTCCAAAATCAATATAACGGTTCATCATTGTGCGATAAGTCGCATTTACTTTTAGACTAAGTGCGTAGATCACGACCTGACATGTTGGGAACTACAGTCTATGGCCGGAATCAGAAATTTAGTTGGAAAAGGCGCAGCCGCTTGGTTGAGTTACAGCTTCTGTCCATTCCATGCCCACACAACTCTGCCCAACACGCGAACCTGATGATCGCCATTCAGCTCGTCGACGGTCTTGATGTTGGGATTGTCCGAGCTGACCTCCAGTGAGCCGCTCATACGCATGCGTACGCGCTTGATAAAGGTCTGGCCATGCACGTCCAGCACATAGACGCCTTCATGGCTGGCAGGGTCGCGCGAGCCTACATCGACCAGCAGCACATCGCCGTCGCTGAAGGTGGGCGACATGCTTTCGCCTTGGGCGTGGATGAACTTCAGCTCCCGGATATTGCCGGGCTTGATGTACTGGTTGATCCAGTGTGCGGAGAGGGCCAGGTCGCCCACCACATAGTCCGCATCGAGCGTGTCATTGCCTTTGCCCATGCTGCCGCTGTTGGCCAGCAGGGGGATGCGCACCAAATCTTCGTTTTCCTCTGAAAAAACAATGCTGTTGGCGTTGCGAGCCATGTCACCCATGCCCGTTGCCAGCCAGTCCGACGCCACATTCAGACGTGCGGCGGCCTTGGCATTGTTTTCGGCGGTGAATGCCTTGCTCTCGCCTTCAAGGACTTTGCGCGCAGCCTGATAGGAGACGCCAACAGACCTCGCAAGCTCTGTGATGTCTACACCGGCAGCTTTCATTGCCTTCTCCAGGCGTTCTTTGTAATCAACCATGGTTGAAATCATGGCGGAATCAATACTAACTATGGTTGCTTTCATGTTTTAACTAAGGTTAAACTTGAGGCATGATGATCCGTAAAACAGAGGCCATAGAAATGCTGGGTGGCTCCACCAGAGAAGTGGCGGCCGCTTTGGGTGTGTCTTACCAAGCCGTCGACAAGTGGCCTGAGGTTCTCAGCGACAAGGTTGCAGACCGCGTTCTTGCTGCATGGACTCGTCGGAATGTCGAGGGCTTGCCGCCGCCGTTCGCAAAGTCAGTCGCTCTGCCGCAAGCCGGCCAGGAGACTGCTCATGGCTAAGCGCATCTCTCGCCGGCGTCGCAAGCTCGCTGCGCCCAGAGGCTTCGAAGTTTTGCCATCGGATGGGCGTCGTTTCATGGTTTTGCGGCTGCGATCCGGGCGCAAGGTGGTGCAGCGGACTTTCACCAGCAGCGAGGTGGACTTTTTGATCTGGATGCTGGCCTGGGTGAGCTGGAACTCTGACGAGGCCAAGACACCCGGGCAGGCGCTGCTGCTGGCGTATGAGCGCGGCAGAGGCATTTCGCCCCCTGTTGTGCCGGATGCAGAGAGGTAGACGGCCATGTCGCTAGTCCATACCGGCTTGAAGCGCGCTGACCTGGTTGCGAATTGCGTTGAGCAGGCTGTAGCGCATCTCGCGCATGAGGCCATCGGCGCCGCCTTGCTGGCTCTGGTGCCTGCGGGCGCTGAAGTAAATGGCGGCGCGACTGCGCAGTTTGTTGGCCTGATCGGTGATGTAGCTGTCGTGCCCGCCCAACTGACCTGCCAAAAACCTGATGCGATCCAGTTTCTGCGTATCTGGCGCGGGCATAGCGTTGGCCAGCAGTTCCTCGATTTCGTCGCAGATGGTGAGGGCCTCTTTCAATGACTGATTCATGTGCTGATCCTTTTTCGACCCGTCTGGTCAAGGTGATTTGGGCTGTGCTTTCCAGTCTTCTCATATCGGCGCTTGGCCGCTCAACAAACGAAGGTAGGTGTCTGTGAACTCTGGTGAACGTCTTTTATGGATCATTTTCTCGTTGAGCATGTTCATGTCGACTGTTCTGGTGAAGGCTGGTGCGCTGCATCGCTTCTGGCCTGATCACTTCGCGCCGCCGGAAATCTGCATGAAGCAGGCGCAACCACGGCAAGTGCCCGAAGTGGTGGAGCGGGAATCTCATGACTAAGCGCATCTCTCGCCGGCGTCGCAAATTTGCTGCACGTCACACTCGCCCAGTTGCGGTCCACCGCTATCACCACATGTGGGTTCGGCAATGGCGAGCGCAGCGCAGAGAGCTGGCCTTTTGCCTTGAGACAAGCGATTTTGTTGACCAGGTGCGTGATGGCTTCATGCGTCTGACGCTTCGAGTGGGCAAACGCAAGCTGACCTATGCGTTTAGCCGCGCAGAGGTGGGCGAACTGCTTCGGATGATGGCTGGGCGCTTGCCAGAAGCCGGTCAGCCATGGCCTGAGAGGTTGGCCGCTGCGTTGAGGTGGGCCCCACCGGGCTATGAATGGTGGGAAGGGGCGTGAGGATGTCACTCCCGTCTTCCTTCTGCATGCATGTGGTTGACATGTTCCCGGATGCGCTGCGGCATGGAGTAGGCCGCCGTTTGCTTATCTTGCTGGTTACTGGTGGAAGGGCTTTTGGTCAACAGGTTTCCGCTGAAGTAGTTGCGCGCGGCGCGTTCCAGTTTGTCCGTGTATTGGGCGATCTCCCCTGCCGGGCAAAGACTCCGAAGTTCGAAGCACATCTGGCGCACTTGCAAGAGAGCGCTAGCGTTTTTGCCTGGGTAGTTGTTGGTGATGACATGCGTGAGGTCATCACACAGTTGGTGGATGCGTTGCAGAGGGGGGCTCTTCATGGTTGAGGCTTTCGCTCTGGGAGTGGCTCGTACCTTTAATGATGCCAGCACACGCCATCACGTCAGCACCCGCACCGCCACACGCTGGAGCTCTTCGATCACGGGCAGGGGCACGCTGCCGGTGCGCAGCATTTCGTGGATGCACTGGTTGTTCCAACGGGCGACTTTGCGGGTGGTGAAGCTGTCGCGGCCTTCGACGTCGAGGACGAAGACGATTTGCTGCAGCAGCAGCTCCATGGCGTGGGCCCACTCGGGTGTGGGGACGACGGGGGTCTGCCTGGCTGTCTGTACAGCGGCCGTCAGCGATGCGCCTGAGAAGTGAGGTGTGGTCATGAGAAGCAGTGTCTCTTTCCCTCCCCACGCAAACAATGGCGAAGCAGACCGCCCAAACGACATGCGGATGCCGGCCGATGTGACGGATGCGGCATACCTGATCGCACACAACCACCCCGGCGGCGTGCGCGTGCTGGCCGAGCGCATGGGCGTGAGCGCCAATACGCTGCAGAACAAGCTGAACCCGAACAACACGACGCATCACCTGACGCTGCGCGAGTCTGTGGCGCTGCAGGTGATGTCAGGCAACCCGGCAATTCTGCATGCCATGGCGGCGGCCCTGGGCTACACCTGCGTGCCCGCGCTGCCGGACCAGGCCGCGGGCGACCCGGTGGAGGCGTTTGTGGCCTTGCAGCAGGAGGTGGGCGAGTTCACGTCCGCAGCGGCAGACGCCTTTCGCGGCGGCAAGGCCATGGTGAGCCGAAACGAGATCAAGCGGCTGCAGTACCGCTACAACGAGCTGATATCGGCCTTGAACCAGTTGCTGGCCACGGCGGCAGCGCGCGTGCCGGCGCCGGTGGAGGAGGGCTGATATGCATATCCAGCTGAGCGCACGGGTGCTGAACCAGGCGGAGCTGCTGCGGCAGATTCACGGCCTGACGGGCGCACAGGCCGCCAAGGCCTATGCCAAGGCGTTGAACGATACGGGCTTCGAGATCCGCCGTGCGATGCAGGACGAGATGCGCGCGGTGTTCGACCGGCCTACGGATTACATCCTGCGTAGCCCGTTTGTGCGCATGGCCACGGCCGCCAGGCTGAGCGTGACGATCGAGCCGACCTATATGGGCGGCAAGGGGATCGATCCGCAAAAGATTCTGGATGCCCAGGCCTGGGGCGGCCGCCGGCGTGACAAGCGCAGCGAGGTGGCACTGAAGCGTGCGGGCATCCTGCCTGCCGGATATCAGACGGCGATACCCGATGAGGCCAGAGGCGGCCCTTACCCCGGCAGCGATGACGGCAAGGGCAACCTGCGCGGGTCGTTTCTGGTGCAGCTGATCAGCTACTTCCAGGCGTTTGGAGAGCAAGGCTACAAGGCCAACATGAGCGCCAAGGGCTATCTGCGCGTGCACCGCGGCACGAAGAAGCTGGCGGGCCGCCGCTATTTCGTGGCCTATGGCAAGACACGTGGCGGGCCTCGCATCACCCAGAAGGGCGAGCAGGACGAGCGCACGGCGCACCTGGCCCCTGGCATCTGGGCGGCCAGCGGCACGGGCGGCGCCGATGTGCGCCCGGTGCTGATGTTTGTACGGCCGGGCCGGGGTTACCAGCCGCGCTTTGACATGGACAAGGTGGCCAAGCGTGCTGACGCCACAGCCTATCTGGAGCGCCGTATCCGCTACCGCTTGCGCGAGGCCGCAGGCGTATGACTTCCATGAACCCGGCAACGAATTTGAGCGCAGGCGTGCAGCCGCCTGTGCAGATATCAGGAGGTTTGACCATGCAGCCATCCCAACCCGTAGTGACTGGGCGCGACACCAGCGCCGAGGCGTTTGCCGCTCTGGGCAACGAAACGCGCCGCCGTTTGCACGAGCGCCTTTACGAGTCGCTGCGCCATGCCCACCAGCACGGCGTGCGCGACATGAGCCGGCGCGAGCTGCGCGATTACCACAACACCCAGACGGGCGAGTGGCTGGAGCTGTGCAGCGTGGCCAGCACCGTCAATGCCTTGCTGGCTGCCGGACGGCTGGAGGAGGGCACCGCGCGCCGCTGCAGCCTGTCGCCGCGCCAGCGTGACGTGATGCCTGTGCGCTGCAAGGCGCGACAAACGGCCTTGGCCTGATCGGGAGAGAAGTATGAGCACCATCATCATGTCGGCCTGCTGGCCGCTGCAGGGCATGTCTGCTGCGCAAAAGGCGGTTCTGATATCGCTGGCAGACCAGTCCAACGACGACGGCGTGTGCTGGCCCGGCATCGGCACCATTGCCCGGCGTACCTGCCTGTCGGAGCGGGCCGTGCAAGAGGCGCTGTCGTGGCTGCAGAAGGTCGGTCTGGTCTTTCGGGAATATCGCCTGAATGCCAGCACCAGCTACACCATCACGCCGGGCAGTTTCGACCCGACCAAGGCGCCTGTCGGTCGCAGCCGGAGCAAGGCAGGTGGTGCAGATGGCGCACCCCCCGCAGATAGCGCACCCCCCGCATCAGGCGCACCAGGGGGTGAACCAGGCGCACCTGTACCCCCGCACCAGGCGCACCCCAGGGGTGAACCAGGCGCACCCAAATCATCATTGAACCGTCATAGGAACCATCAAAGAACCAGCACACCTGCGCTCGAGCGCGCAGGACCTGTTGCCCAACCGGATGACGTGACCGACCAGACCTGGGCCGACTGGCTGCAGCTGCGCAAGGTCAAACGGGCACCGGTGACGGAGACCGTGCTGAAGGGCGCCAAGGCAGAGGCGGCAAAGGCCGGCATGACGCTGGAGGCCTTTCTGCAGCTGTGGTGCATACGCGGCTCGCAAGGGCTGCAGGCCGCATGGCTCAGGCCTGCTGCAGCGCCGGCGGGTGGTCGTGCGCCGGCGTTCAATGCGAACAAGCACGCAGCTGCGGCCGCAACGATCTTCGACGGGGTTTGGGATGCATGACGTGGCGACGTTGACGGCTGAAGCGATCCAGCAAGCGCAGGCACGCGCCGCGGATCCGGCAGATGGGCCGCAGGTCAGCACGGTGGTGCGCAAGCTTTTCGTTCTGCTGCAGGGCAGCTACGGCAGCCTGTTCCTCGGCAAGTTCGCCACGGGCCTGAAGGACGGGCAGGGTCACGACAAGGGCATCCGTGCGGCCATGAACGTCTGGCAGGCGCGCCTGGGTCGCTTTCCTGCCGATGTGCTGGAGGCCGCGGCCGCCCGCCTGGCAGCAGAGCACCCCGACTTCCCGCCCAACCTGCCGCAGTTCGAGCTGATGTGCGATGCCGCCATGCCGCGTCAGACCTATGCCCAGCAGCAGGGCCTGCCTGCCTTGCCCGCGCCAGTGGCCGCGCCGCCTGTGAAGGTCAACCTGAAGGAGCGCAATGACGGCAAGGATTGGGCACGCCGCATCGTGGCCCGCATGGAGGGTGGCGACACCAGCATCTCGTACTACGCCGGCAAGTCGGCCCGCGTGGCCCTGGGCCTGGAGGTGAAGGTTTGATGTGCTGCGCAAAAAATAGGCAGATCGAGGATCGCGGGTCCTTCCGCCGAGCCTCTGAAGCGGGTAATTCGAGCCGCGTTGTCGGACTGTTTTGTGAGTTTTCTAAGGGGGTTAAGTGAAGGTTCTGCCTTATTTGAATGCTATCGTTTCGCAAGCAGAGTTTGCGCAGATGGTGGGTGTCAGCGAAGCCAGCATCAGCAAGCGCGTGAGCGAGGGCGTGTTGACCCGTGGTGAAAACGTCCACGCCTGGCTGGTGGGCTACTGCGAGCACCTGCGCGACCAGGCCGCGGGCCGGATCGGCGAGACCCTGGGCCTCGACCTGGTGCAAGAACGCGCCGGCCTGGCCAAGGCCCAGCGCGAGGCGCAGGAGCTGAAGAACGCCGTCGCCCGTGGCGAGTACGCGCCCATCGGCATCCTGGCCGACGTGCTCGGGCTGGCCAGCTCGGCCATCGTCGATCGCATGGACCAGTTTGAGGGCCAGGTGCGCAAGGCCTGCCCGGACCTGCCGCAAGAGGTGCTGCTGATCGTGCTGCGCATCATGGCCGACGCGCGCAACGAATGGATCCGCTCCACCTCCCAGCTGGTCAACAAAGAGGTCGAAGCCATGGCGCAGCTCGATGCAGACGAGACCGCCGCATTGGATATCAGAGCAGGCAGCGCAGAGGAGGGCGACGCCGCATGAGTGCACCCCTCAGCCCCGAGGCCTTGGCCGCCATCCAGGCCGCCAATGCGCTGGGCCTGTCCAGCCTGCGGGCCGATGCGCCGCAAACCCTCAGCGAATGGGCGGCAGAGCACTTTCTGCTGGCGGGCGAATCCAGCCACCAGAAGGGCGGCTGGGTCGGCTGGCCCTTCCAGCTCGGCATTCTCGACTTCATGAGCGACGACCGCATCGAAGAGCTGGCCGTCAAAAAGAGCAAGCGCGTGGGCTATACCAAGATGATCACCGCCTTCGTCGCCTACAACATCGCCCACCGCCGCCGCAAACAGGCGCTGTGGCAGCCTACCGACGACGACCGCGACAGCTACGTCAAGAGCGAGATCGAGCCAGTGCTCGACGGCGTGGCCGCCGTGCAGGCTGCGCGCCGCCAGGGCAAGGGGGTGGAGGACACCATCAAATACAAGCCCTTTCGCGACAGCGTGCTGCACCTGCTGGGCGGCAAGGCCGCGCGGGCCTACCGCCGCATCACCGTGGCCGTCTCCATCCTCGACGAATGGAGCGCCTTCGACCAGAGCATCGAGAAATCCGGCGACCCCGGTAGCCTGGCCAAAGGCCGACTGGAGGGCGCGCCATACCCGAAGTTTGTCGGCGGCAGCACGCCCCGCGTCAAAGGCATGTGCCATGTGGAGCGCGCCTGCGAAGAATCCGACGCCTACGTCCAGTACCACATCGAATGCCCGCGCTGCGGCGCGGAGCACCCGCTCGTCTGGGGCAGCAAAGAGCTGCCCTACGGCTTCAAATGGGTCAAAGGCCAGCCCGCCAGCGTGCGCCACGTCTGCCCGCATTGCCTGGAGAGCATCACCCAGGCCGACTACCTGCCCGGCGGCTGGCCGCTCACCGGCACCTGGGTCTGCAAAAAGACCGGCCGCCGCTACGGCGCAGACCGCATCTGGCGCGATGCTGCAGGCCAGCCCTGCCGCCCGCCGCGCACCCTGGGCGTGCATGTCTGGGCCGCCTACAGCCCCCAGCGCACCTGGGTCAGCATCGTCGATGAATTTGAAAAGGCGCATCGCGCACTGCAGGCCGGCGACGTGGCGCCCATGACCGGCTTCACCAACGAAACCCTGGGCGAAACCTGGGAGCTCAAGGGCGACAGCAGCGACGAACACGCCCTGCAGGCCCGGGCCGAAGACTACCCCCTGGGCCGCGTGCCCGCCGGCGCGCTGCTGCTTACCGCCGGGGTCGACGTGCAGCGCGACCGCTGGGAGATCGCCATCTGGGCCTGGGGCCGTGGGCTGGAAAGCTGGGCCATTGCCCACCAGGTCATCCAGGGCAACCCGGCCAGCGAGGCCGACTGGGAGCCCGTCACCCAATACCTGCAGCAGCGCTACGTGCAGGCCTGGCACGGCGGCAGTCTGGGCCTCAGTGCCATCAGCATCGACTCGTCCGACCAGACCCAGGCCGTCTACAACTGGGTGCGCAGCGCGCAAGGGCAGCTTGCCGGCCTGCGCGCCATCAAGGGCGACAACAACGACAACCGCAACATCGTCGGCCCCAGCAGCCTGCAAGAAGTCAACTACCGCGGCCGCAAGATATCGCACGGCATCAAGCTCTGGCTGGTAGGCGTGGACAGCGCCAAAGACCTGCTGCTGGGCCAGCTCGCCATCGACAAACCCGGCCCCGGCTACGTACACACCAGCAAGGAACTGCCGCGCGAATGGTACGAACAGCTCACCGCAGAGCAGCGCGTGCTGGTCAAGGTCAACGGCAAGGACGTGTATCGCTGGGTCAAGCGCAGGCCTCGGAATGAATGCCTCGATTGTCGAAATTATTCTCTGCACGCCGCCATGTGCCTTGGTATCCACAAATGGCCAGAGGCCCGCTGGCTGCAGCTGGAGCAAACCGTACAGCCCCCGCAAGACCTCTTCAACACCGCCCAGGCCCAGGCCGCCCAGCAGCCGCCGCAGGGCGAAGAACCCGCGCCGCCACGCGCGCCAGCGCGGTCCAGCCCGTCGCGCCAGCTGGCGGACGAAGAGCTTTTCAGCCCCATCAGCCTTTATTGATAAAAACCAATGCAAACGCAGGCACCACAAGCGCAACCAGCTATCAAAACAATGAACAACAAAGACGCAACCACCACCCCTTCGGTATCCAGCCACAACAAGCTGGACCCCATTGCCGTGCTGCGCGAAGAACTGGCCGCCGCCGCGCTATGCCATGGCGTGGAGCGGGTGGAGGATTTGACGGAAGAACTGGTGCGTCGCTATGTGCAGCGGCTGGGTGGGGTGCAGGTGTATGTGCCGACAGAGCGGTTTCTGGACCGGGAACGAGTGGCAGAAGAGATACGAGCCAGTTTTGATGGCTGCAATGCGCGAGAGCTTGCAACCAGGTACGGGCTCAGTGTGCGTTGGGTGAGGCAAATTTTGGAGGGGGTATCACGTAACGGTGCTAGATGATCGAGGGCGCGAAGGTTGCTCTGGTGTGGCAAAAGAGATACGCGTAGGCTTTGATGGGAGAAATGCCCGACAGCTAGCACCCAGTTTTGGGGTTAGCTTACGGCAAGTGCAAACAGTTCTTTCAAGCGCCAATGAAGACAGGTGGTCTTCAAAAAATACGGTCTTCAGATAGCAACCCGAAGGTTGCCCAACTTATAATTGGCAGGTTATGCAAAGTCCTGAAGAAATTCGTCAACAGCTCAAATCCTGGGTAGTTAGCGCAAAACAACATGCGCCCTCGGATGTTTTTGTTGATGAAATGTGTATTGTTGATAAAACTTGCCGTGCTGACTTAGTGCATGCTAATGGTAAATTAACTGGTTTCGAGGTTAAATCTGAGGCTGATTCATTAAGTCGTTGGTCTCATCAAATGGACGCATATCTACGAATTTTTGACGAGGTCTGGCTATGTTGCCATCGAAAACATGCCGTGCGTGCACTGGAAGAGTCGGTTAAATCTGTAGGAATAATAATCGTTGATGAATATAATTCCATGGCTGTTTTAAGGCCTGCGGCACAAAATAATAAAATAAATTCGTATGATTTAACAGGCCTTCTTTGGCGAAAAGAGTTGGATGTTATTTGTGAAAATAATGATATAAAAATATCAAGAAAAGAGTTGATAAAAGAAGTTAGGCACCGAGTCGCTGAAACGGTGCCTATTGAAGAACTAAAAAGTAATGTGATTAAGGCGATTAAGGAAAGATATTCTGCTCCTTAAAATTCGTCTTCATCATCGTCTACTTGACCGCCGCCTTGTGTGCCTGCCGGGGCGGCTTTTATTTTGCTAAAGTTATCAAGAATTGCGCAAATGTGCTGGTTTACTTTGTAACCATTCCAGCTACCGTTACTTCCATATTTTTCACCTTGTATTGCGGGTAGTTTTGCTATTCTAGATATTTCCTTAGTCGCCCAGCAGAAATTGTCTCCGTGATAACCGGGGAGATTGATAATGTCGTTGGCTAGTTCAACATATTTTGGAAATTCTTTGTCTTTTCCTTTGCGACCTTGCCACCAATCATAAGTCTCTAAATAGTTTGCAAAAGGAATAACTGGCATACCAGGAATGTAGTCTACAGCGGAGTCCGGATTTGTGGCTGCGTAATCTCCGTAAATAAGGCTATCCTGATTATCTTTTCTCTCTGCTTTGATAAATGGGAGCTGCCAGATTAGGTCGTTGCAAGGCTTGGACCTGGTCGTTCCTGATGCCGGTTTATCTTCTGGGAAGGATGTGCTAAGTAGGATTGCTTTTCGCACACCATAAATTTTTATTAGTTCATTTACAATCGCTGATGCATTTGATGGTGCGACCGTTAAGTTTATTTGTTTTCCATAGTCAATAATAACGTCAAATTTCTTAGGATTCTGTACTGAATTTAATATATTCCTGACGATATTGATGTCGTGATCACCATCATTTGCAGCATCAAATCGTATTGCTATGCACTCATAAGATTTCTCGAGATTTAAAGCAAATTGCACTATTTCTCTTGTTGGGTCCGTTTTGCTCCAACCCACGGTAGGTATCAATGAATTATTTATCGCTTTACAGCTTTGATAAAAATCGAATTTGTTTTTATAAGAACTAGATGGATCGTTGACTTGGCTTGATAGCAAGAACGAATCATCTTTGTCAATTTTATATCTGGATGTATCTAAATAAAAGCTGGTTGGTCCCCACGTTTGAAGAAAATTGTCGATGTACCTTCTGTCATTGCCACGCATCATCAAAATAGGGGCGAATCTATCCCTTCTGGAATTTTCTAAATTAACAAGAGCTTTAATATCATTCTGACCAACCTTCAGTGCTGCTGCGTACTCCATTGGATCCTCTTGTAAATTAACCAAAATTGGTTAATTACATTTTGTATCTTTTTGTTATTTTATTTCCATTACCCAGCGATTAGGTGCGAAATTCCCTTGACAAGGATTTTCGGATGCATAGACGAATTGCAGCTGTAGTTTGTTTTGAAGTAGAATTCGTGCATCACGCCCGTAAGCGTGATCTGGGCTTGGCGGCCCGGAACTACACAGGCGCAGCAGCCGCGCCATCCTTCATGGTCTGCGGCTTTTTGCTTTTATGAGCATGCCTGCGCGCGCATGGCTCCGCTTTACGGTGGGCCGTGTGGGGACACCCGCGAGGGTGTGCCGGTCCTGTGTCCGGTCCGCCAACCCTGCACGGTCCATCACCTTTGCTTGGCGGCTGAGGCGATGGGTTCAAACACTTGTCGCACAGGAGCCCGTCATGGCTGACATCACCATTGGTTCGTCCGTAACTGCCGCATCTGCTCGCCCCGAGCTTTCGATTCACGACGGCATCGTCACCACCACCAGCAACCAAATCGCTGCGCACTTCGGAAAGCAGCACAAGGCTGTACTGCGAGCCATCCGAAATTTGAGTGGTGTGGTGGAGGCTGATTTCTATCAGCGCAACTTTGTGCCGATACAAATCAGCACCGACCTTGGCATGGGTCGTACCCGTAAAGACCCCGCTTATCGCATCACACGCGATGGCTTTGTGTTCTTGGTGATGGGGTTCATCGGCAAGGAAGCTGCAGCGTGGAAAGTTGCCTACCTTGCTGCCTTCAACCGCATGGAGGCCGAGCTGCAAAAGCCCGCGCAAGACCCGCAGCGCATTCAGCTTGCCCAGCGTCTGGCGACCCAGGCGGCAGCGCAGGTCACGCAGGCCGTGTTCGACGCCGTGATGGCCGCAGACAACACCGACTGGCGCCACGCCCGCTACCTGCTCAACCTGGGCTACGACCGGGAAGGCCAGCCCAGCGTGCCCCATGCCCAGCCCATTGGCGACGACCAGATGATCGTCTCCTTCAACGCGCTGCCCGAGCGCATTGCCAGCGGCGAGATCCTGTCGGCCACAGACGCCCAGCTCGCCACCCTGGCCACGGCCTGTACCCAGCGCCTCACCCAACGGGCCCAGCACCGCGAAAAGCGGGCAGCCAAGCCCAGCCTTCCAACCGCACAACCCGCGCCCAGCCTGCCACCTGGCACGCTGATGATGACCTTCAAGTAATCGGTTTTGATAGCTGCTAGCGCTTGATGGATAAGCGCTAGAGGTCGATTTGGCTTGAACTCTTTGATGCAATGAAAAGCCCCTGCTGGCGTTGGCTGGCAGGGGCTTTTTTCCTTGGCGCGCAGGTCTATTTCGGTGGCCTATGTTTGCTGGCCTGCCAAGCCGTGTATGCCGTGTGAATGGCCAGTGCTGCGTACACGAGGCCGCTGAAGGCTTTCCCATCGATAGGGGATCCAGTTTGTTGCGCAGTGTGCTGTGTGGGGGCTTGGGGCGTTGGCTCTTGCATAAGTGGAGTCTGCGGGGCCATGGTTTGGCATCGAATCAGGTCGCGGATCAGGTAGTTGAGGATGACGTAGTCACTCCGAAGTACAGGAATCACGGCGGAAATGATCAACGGCATGATGCTGAAGAGTTGCCACAGGCCAACGTATGTGGCAACGATAGCGAACACTGTCACCGCGATTAGCATGGATATAGCGGTGAGCAATTGAAGTTTGCTGGGATCGTTGAGTAGCCCTGTGAGGCTAAAGCTGTCACTTTTGCTGATCCAGTTGATGAACCAAGTCAGCGCAGATGCCACCAAGGTCAGCAGCACTGCAAGTGCTTTGGGGTTGAAAACTCTTTCCAACCACTCCACCAAGCTCTGGTCTATGACAGAGCGATAAGTTGCTTCCAGCTTGCGTAGCTTGGCGATCTCTTCAACCACTTCCGCAAATTGCCAAGATGGCCTATTGAAAAGCTGCTCAAGCCTTATGCGTTTTGCGATGTTGAGGCGCTCTATCGGTTTGAGATCACTTTCCTCAGAAGTAGTCCTGACAGTGTGTTTAAAGCGATAGATGCCTATATGCCAACAAGTGCCGAGAAAGAGAATTTCTGAAATAAAGAGCAGCCAATATGGCTTTTCGCTAGGCGGTAGCTCACCAATAAAGGTTTGATAGGCAAAGTAAACAAAACAGCTAAAGGACAGCAGGCAAAGATACCAGTGCGAAGTCTTCAGCCCAGGAAAGGTTGATCTGTGCTCAAACTCCTTGAAGTAAGTGGCTGCTAGCTTGTAGTACTCGTCCATCTTCCCCTCTCGATGCTTTTGTGTTCGAGTATCTTAACTTTGCTATCAATTTGATTGTTAATGTCATTGCTGCATAAGCCCGCAACAGGGCGGAAGTAATTTTGTGAAACTTTCACATGGATTGTTCCGCCTTGCCCGCCGACCATCGGCGCATGGGTCTCTACAGCCACCTCACCACCGAACAGCTCACCGCCCGGCGAGACAGTTACCTGGCCGCCATCGATGCGCGCCTGACCGGCCCCACGCAGGCCAGCCACAGCACCGACGGCGTGGGCGCGCGCTCCGTGCAGTTCAATGCCGACACGACGCAGCTGCGCCGCGCCATTGACGACATCAACGCCGAACTGGCCCAGCGCAACGGCCAGGCCGTGCGCAAGCCCATCTACCTGGTGTGAGCATGGGCCGCAAGAACCAACCAGGCCGCCAAAGCCGCAGCCGCACGTCGTTTGCGGCGTCGCTGGGCGCAGCGCCATTGAAGGGCGGGGCGGCCATGTCGGCCTACCAGGGTGCATCGCATACCGACCTGGCCCTGAGCGACTGGCAGCCCATGGCGGGCAGCGCCGATGCCGACCTGCTGCCCGAGCTGGGCACGCTGACCAGCCGCGCCCGCGACCTGGCCCGCAATGACGGGCTGATGGCCGGCGGCCTGCAGACCCACCGCGACAACGTGGTGGGCGCGGTGCTGCGTCTGTCGGCGGTGCCCGACTACCGGCTGCTGGGCTGGACGCCTGAGCAGGCCCGCGAGTGGGGCAACAAGGTAGAGGCGCACTTTCGCAGCTGGGCCGACACGACCGATTGCGACGCGGCCCGCACGCTGGATTTGCTGGGCCTGACGGTGCTGGCCCTGGGCGGCGAGATGGTGAACGGCGATGCCGTGGCCATTCCCAAATGGCTGCCCCGGCCCGACAGCCCCTGGGCCACGCGCCTGAGCGTGATCGAGGCCGACCGGCTGGAGACGCCGCCGTACCTGGAGGGCATGGCCCGCATTCGCCGTGGTGTGGAGCTGGACGGCGAGGGTGCGCCCGTGGCTTACCACTTTCGCGCTGCGCACCCTGGCGATGCGCTGTACCTGCGCGGCGACGAGGCGCAGGACCTGAACCGCTGGGAGCGCGTGCCCGCCTTTACCCCCTGGGGCCGCCGCCGCGTGGTGCACCTGCATGCCAAGGAGCGCACGGGCCAGAGCCGGGGCAAGCCCATCGTCAGCGCCGTGATGCGCGAGTTCCACATGGCGGGCAAGTACGCCCAGAACGAGTTGCAGGCCAGCCTGGCCAACTCGCTGGTGGCGGCGTTTCTGGAGTCGGATCTGAGCCAGGAGGCCGCCTCGGCCCTGTTCGGCGATCAGGCACGCGATGTGTGGAAGGAGTCCGTCATGCAGTCTCGCAGCATTGGCAGGCTGCAGGCCGGGGCGGTGATTCCGCTGCCCGTGGGCGCGCGGCTGCAGTCGTTTGCGCCGGGCCGGCCCAATGTGGCGTTCGAGGCTTTCATGCTGGCGGTGGAGCGGCGCATTGCCGCAGGCATGAACCTGCCGTACGAGCTGTTTGCCAAAGACTTCAGCCGCGTGAACTACAGCAGCGCCCGCGCCGCGCTGCTGGAGGCATGGCGCTATTTTCACGGCCGCCGCCGCTGGCTGACCACCACCTGGCTCAAGCCCATTTACGAGCTGTGGCTGGAAGAGGCGGTGAACGCGGGCGTGATCGACGCGCCCGGTTTTTACGCCAACCGCTATGCCTATACCCGCTGCCGCTTTGTGTTCGGCGGCAAGGGCTGGGTGGACCCGGTCAAGGAAGTGCAGGCCGCCAAGCTGCGGCTGGAGATCGGTGTCTCCACCCTGGAGCAGGAATGCGCAGAGCAGGGTCTGGACTGGGAAGAGGTGCTGCATCAGCAGCAGCTGGAGGCGCAGCGCCGTGCCGAGCTGGGCATTGCCGCGCCTGCAGCCACCACCTGGATCGCCAGTACCGCAGACAACGGCAGCGACAAGGAAGAGGGCGCACCCGCCCGAAAGGACGCGCCATGAACCGCCAGATGAGCAGACCCTATCCGCATCTGGCCGACCGCCTGTTCAACACCCCGTTGCTGCTGCACCCGCAAAAGCTGGACGCCATCATCGCCGGCCTGGGCCAGCGCCTGCTGGGCATGGAGTGCCTGCAGATCGACGCCGCCCAGGTGTCGCCGCGCGCGGCGCTGCCCGCCGAGATGTTCACCACCCGCAAGGGCGAGCGCACCGAGCGCGGCTACCGCGTGAACGAGGGCGTGGCCGTCATCAGCGCCATGGGCGGCCTGGTGCACCGCACCCGGCTGGAGGCCGACAGCAGCCTGCTGATTGGCTACAACGACCTGGCCGCCGACATGGAAGACGCCCTGGCCCAGCCCGAGGTGCATGCCATTGCCCTGGTGCTGGACAGTCCGGGCGGCGAGGTGTCGGGCGCCTTCGAGCTGGCAGACCGCATCTATGCCGCACGCGGGCGCAAGCCCGTTGTGGCCGTGGCCGACGGCATGGCGGCCAGCGCTGCCTACCTGGCTGCCAGCGCGGCAGACGAGGTGGTGCTGACCACCACGTCCTACGTGGGCTCCATCGGCGTGGTGATGCGCCATGTGGACTACAGCCGCGCCCTGGCCAACGAGGGCATCAACGTCAGCCACATCTTTGCCGGCGAGCACAAGGTGGACGGCAACCCCTACCAGCCCCTGCCTCCATCGGTGCGCGAGCACCTGCAGGCCGACATCGAGGGCCTGTATCAGATGTTTGTGCAGGCGGTGGCCAAACACCGCGGCATGGAGGAGCAGGCCGTGCGCGACACGCGCGCCGCCGTGTACCGGGGCGTGGCCGGCGTGGCTGCACGCCTGGCCGACCGCATCGGCACCGCCGATGCCGTGATTACCGAACTGTCCGCGCGCCGTGCGCGGATCCATCCCGCTGCTGGGCAGAGAGCCCACGGCAACGCTGTCCCGAAAGGAGTACTCATGAGCAGCACCGCAACCGAAGCGGACAACCAGCCCGCAGCTTCTGCAACCCCGGCCGCGCCATCCACCGCGCCGTCCGCAACGGCACCTGCCGTAGCTGCCGCGCCTGCGCAGGCGTCCGTGGAAGCCGCGCGCGCCGAAGGCGCCCAGGCCGAGCGTGCCCGCGTCACTGCCATCCTGGGCCATGCCAATGCAGCAGCCAATCCGGCCCTGGCGCAAAGCTGCATCTCGGGCGGCCTGACGGCCGAGCAGGCCCGCGGCGTGCTCGATGCCGCACCGGCAGCCGCCGCTGCAGCGCCTGCAGCCTCCGCCGTTGCCACCAACCAGTTTGCCCAGGCCATGGCCGCGCTGGGCAACCCCAATGTTTCGGGCGCCGAGGCGGCCGGCCCCGGCGGCTCCGCGCAGGCGGCCACCCAGGCTGCAGCCGGTTGGGGCAAGGCCTTTGGCACCGCACCGTAACGCAACCCCCACCCATAGGAGCACACACCATGCAAGTGCAAGAACTCGGCCCCGGCACGGCCTGCTATCTGGTCAGCGAGGCCAACGGCACCCGCTCGCGCGAAGTGGTCACTATCGCGCAGGGGCAAAACCTGCTGCCTGGCGCTGTGCTGGGCAAGGTGACCGCCACCGGCAAATACGTAGCCGTAGACCCCGCCAATGGCAGCGGCGAAGGCGGCACGCCCGACGGCAGTCAAACCGCCGTGGCCGTGCTGTTTGCTGCCGTGGACACCACCACCGCTGAAAAGCCCGGCGTGATTACCGCCCGCGACGCCGAAGTGGCCGCCCATGCGCTGGCCTGGCCCGCAGGCACGACCGAACCCCAGAAAACCGCCGCCCTGGCCCAGCTGGCCGCCATGGGCATTGTTGCGCGCTGAAGCCGCGCGAGAAAAAGGACTACCGATATGGCCGATCTCAATATCTTTGCGCACGAGGCATTCAGCATGACCTCGATGTCCACTGCCATCCAGGCCGCGCCCTATGCGCCGCAGCTGCTGGGGCAACTGGGCATTTTCACCACCGAGCGCTCGCGCACCACCACCGTGGCGATCGAGGAAAAGGGCGGCGTGCTGTCCCTCATCAAGACCAGCCCGCGCGGCGCGCCCATTGAAGAAGGCAAGGGCGAAGGCCGCCGCATGCGCCACTTCGACACCCTGCGCATTGCGCGCGGCAAGACGCTGTATGCATCGTCGGTGCAGAACATTCGCGCCTTCGGCTCCGTCAGCGAGCTGCAGGCCGTGCAAAACGAGCTGGCCGACATCATGAACGGCAAGACCGGCCTGCGCGCCGCCGTGGAGCTGACGCACGAGCACATGCGCCTGGGCGCGGTGCAGGGCAAGGTGCTGGATGCCGACGGCTCCGTCCTGGTGAACTGGTATGAAGAGTTCGGCATCGATCAGCCTGCCGAGATCAACTTCGACCTGGGCAACGCCACGGCCGAAGGCGGCGAGATCCGCAAACAGTGCAACGCCGTCATCCGCGCCATGATGCGCGCCAGCCATGGCGCCTGGCTGCCCGGCCAGACCTATGCCGTGGGCCTGTGCGGCGACAACTTCTTCGACGACCTCACCGGCAACGCCGAAACACGCAGCACCTACCTCAACCAGCAGGAGGCGCGCGACCTGCGCAACGATGTGGGGCAGGTCTTCGGCTCGTTCCGCTACGGCAACATTCTGTTCATCAACTACCGGGGCACGGACGACAACAGCACCGTGGCCGTGCACCCGGACAAGTGCCAGTTCTTCCCCGTGGGTGCGCCGGATGCGTTTCGCGTCGGCTTCTCGCCGGCCGAGTCCTTCCCGTTCGTCAACACGCCCGGCCAGGATGTGTACGCCATGGTGGTGACGGACAAGGACCGCCAGGAATGGGTGCGCCCCGAGGTGCGCAGCTACCCGCTGTTCATGTGCACCCGCCCCGGCATGCTGCAGCGTGCCAGGCGCAAGGCCTGAGCATGCTGGCAAGTACTGCACCTTTTGCGCAGGTGGATGCGCTCATCAACCAGGGCGTGAGCCAGCTGCTGGCCAACGCCACGGCCAGCTGGCAGGGCGGCAAGCCCTTTGGCGTGGTGTTCAACCGCACGCCGCTGGAAGGCTTTCTGGCCGATGCGGCCACCGCCGAGCGCCACACCGTCGCCATGCCCGCCGCGCAGGCCCCCGGCATCGCCGAGGGCAGCACCGGTCTGGTGGTGGGCGGCCAGCCCTGCCAGGTCAGCGGCCCCGTGGTCCAGGACGACAGCGGCTGGGCCGTGTTTCCCATCGTCTTTCTGAACTGACCGCCATGCTGCTGCTGGAACAAATCATCAAGTCGCGTCTGGCCGGGCGCAGCGCACTGGCCTCCTGGCAAGTGCGCGGCGCGTCGCAGCTGTGCGACCGCGCGCAGGTCCCGGCCGTCGAGGTGCGCATGTCCGGCGCGGGCCTGGGCGATGTTTCGCGCGAGGCCGCCCAGCTGGAGCCGCGCTGGTCCTGCGTGCTGGTGAATCGGCGCAGCGACACGGCCGCCGCCGAGCTGGATGCCGCCATGGAAGAAGTGGTGGGCTGCCTGCATGGCTGGCGGCCTGCGGTGCCCGGCGGGCGTGCCTGGTCCGAGCTGCGCGCCGCCGGCGTGCGCGAGGCCGAGTTCGTGGACGCCGGCCTGGTCGGCTACGCGGTGGAGTTCACCACCGTGTCCGTTTTCGAATCGCTGGACGCCTGAGGCCAGCACCCAACCCCACTATCCGAGGAGAGCACCATGGCTGCCTTGCCCCGCGTCAAGAAGGAATACCAGATTCCGCGTGGACGCCTTGTCTTTTACCCGTTCGACGCCACAGGCAAGCGCCTGGGCGGTCGTCAGTTCGGCAACTGCCCCTCGTTCTCGCTGAGCGTGGAGGGTGAGAAAGCGCCGCACTACAGCTCCCAGGGCGGCTTGCGCGAGAAGGACGAAGAGATCCTGATCGAAGTCACGCGCAAGGCATCGCTGACCACCGACAACATCAGCGGCAACAACCTGCGCCTGTTCCTGTCCGGCACGGCCGAGACGCACACGCAGGCCACCGCCACGGTGACCGATGAAAAACTCACGGTGGAGCCGGGCTGCATCTACCAGCTGGGCGTGACGGCCGCGGCTCCCACGGGCGCCCGAAAGATCGGCGCCGTGGAGCTCAAGAGCAAGGACGGTACCACCACCTTCGATGTGAATGCCGACTTCATCGTGGACGCCGATCTGGGCCTGCTGCAGATCGTGGAAGGCGGTGCGATTGATGCGGCCACCGAGGTGCAGGTGGCCTACACCGCCGCCGCGACGAGCTGGGAGCGCATCAAGTCCGGCAGCGGCGCGGATCTCAAGGGCGCGCTGCAGCTGATTGCCGACAATGCCCACGGCGACAACCGCGACTGGTTCTTCCCCAACGTGTCGCTGTCGCCCACGGGCGAGCTGCCCCTGATCCAGGACGGCACGGACTACAGCCAGATCGGCTTCGATGTGGAAGTGCTCAAGCCCGACAACGGCGAAGCCGTCTATGTGGACGGCCGCGCGGCGCTGATTCCCTGAACCGCAGCAACCGCTTTCAGGACAGGTGGCCATGGCATTCAAACCCATCCAGATCGTCATCAACGCCAAGGACGATGCGTCCGCGGTGCTGGACCGCATCGGGCGCAATGTGAAACTGCTGGGGGCCAGCATTGCGGGTTACTTCGGCATCAAGGCGCTGGCCGGTGCGGTGCAGAGCGCGGCGGACTTCGAGGCGGCCATGAGCCGCGTCAAGGCCGCCACCGAAGGTTCGGCCTCGGAAATGGCCGAGCTGACCAAGGCCGCGCAGGCCGCAGGCAGCAACACCAGGTACACCTCGGTGCAGGCTGCCGGCGCGCTGGAGAACCTGGCCAAGGCGGGCCTGAGCGCGGGCGACGCCATCAAGGCGCTGCCCGCCGTGCTGGATCTGGCGCAAGCCGGCGATATCGAGCTGGGCACGGCCAGCGAGTATGTGACCAAGGCCGTCATGGGCATGGGCCTGGCATTCGATGACGCCGGCCGCGTGGCCGATGTGCTGGCCAAGGGCGCCAACGCCACCAACACCAGCGTGGAAGGGCTGGCCCAGGCACTGAGTTATGCCGCGCCGGTTGCCAACACCCTGGGCGTGAGTCTGGAGAGCACGGTGGCCATCATCGGCAAGTTTGCCGATGCGGGCATTGACGCCAGCCGCGCGGGCACGGCGCTGAACTCCATCCTGAGCCAGTTCGCCAATCCGCTCTCCGGCTTCCGCAAGGAGCTAGGCGCCGCAGGCATCGTCACCACCGATTTCGAAGAAGCGTTGCACCAGCTGGCCGCCAAGGGCAAGGACGGCGAGCGCGCCATCAATGCCGTGGGCCTGGAGGCCGGGCCCGCGCTGCGCGCCTTGCTCAACCAGGGCATGGGTGCGCTGGACGAGCTGACCGGCAAGCTGCAGGACGCCGGCGGCAGCGCCGCGGCCACGGCAAAAACCATGGCCGACAACCTCAACGGCTCCCTCAAGGGCCTGGGCAGCATGTGGGAGACCGTGACCCAGGCGCTGGGCAAGCCGGTGCTGCCCGTGGTGCGCAAAGGCGTGGACGAGCTGACCGCCGCATTGCGCAAGGCGGTCGACGGAGGCCTGGTGGAGCGCTTCGGCCAGACCCTGGCCGCGGCCTTCGACAATGGGCTGAAGTTCTTCCGCGCCTTTGCGGCCAACGTCAACTTCGACGCCGTCATCCTGCGGCTGCAGGTGTTCGCCAGCGAGGCGGGCGAGACGCTGCAGCGCATCGGCCAATACGCCACCAATGCGGGCAACACGGTGCAGCTGGCCTGGGGCGTGATGACGGCGGGCGTCAACGGCGTGCTGACCGCCATCTACGGCCTGGGCGCGGCTTTCGCACAGATCGCCTCGAAGGTGATGGAAGGCGTGGCCATGCTGCGCAGCGGTCTGGCCTCGGTGACGTTCGGCAGCTTGAGCGAGAGCTTTCGTCTGGCCGCAGCGGATGCCAGGGAAACGGCCGGCGCCTTTGCGGCATCGGCCGATGCGCTGGCAGCCAAGGCTTCCGAATCCCTGCAAGGCATGGCCGAAGGCGCGCAGACCGCGCGCAACGCCTGGGACGGGCTGACTGGCTCCGTGGCCGCAGCGGGCACTGCCGCAGCTGCTGCGGTTGCCGACATCGAGGCCGTGGCCGCGGGCATCGAAGCCACGGGCAAGGCCGCCGGCAAGGCGGCCAGGGAAACCGCGGCCAAGGCCGAGGCCGATCGCGTTGCGGCCGAATCGGTCAGGCGCCTCAAGGCCGAATACCAGCAGCTCGTCGCCAGTGGCAACCTGGATGCCGCCGGCCGCAAGCTGCAGGAGATCGACAAGATACAGCGCTCGCTCTCGGGCTCGGCCCGGGATGCCGCGCAAGCCACCGCATTGATCGACCAGGCCTATGCGGATCTGGGCCTTGTCGGCAACACCGAACTCAAGCGCCTGGCCGACCAGTCCCGGGCCGCATTCGAGCGCCTGGAAAAAGACGGCACCCAGCCGCCGCTGCGCATTGCCGAAGCCTGGAAGGCCATGGCCGACAAGGTGATTGCGGCCAACGGCGGCATCGCGCCCGAGTGGCTCAAGACCCAGGCGGCGGTCAAGGGGTATGTCGTTCAGCTGGACGAGGCCGGCAAGGCGGTGACCAACACCGATCGTGCCACCCGCAAGGCCACCAGCTCCATGGCGGCCGGGTTCGACGATGTGAGCAAAGCCGTGCGCGGCGCGGGCAGCGAGATCGACCGCTTCAACCAGCGGCATGGCGACGGCCGACCCGGAGGGGCCGATGGCATGCCGGATTTCGCGGAGCCCCGGCGCGAGCGCGGCTACACGCCGGAAGAGCTGGAGGCCCTGAAAAACGGCCTGACCCCGGAGGACATTCGTGTCGGTGGCTCTCTGGCCGTGCGCAATGCCAATGTCCGGGGCTCGCAGGGTGTCATGCACGGGAACACCGGCCCGCTGAGCCTGGTGCCGCAATTCCAGACGCGCGAAGAGCTGGAGGCCTGGTGGCAGCAATGGAGAGACCAGTATGCGAAGGACAACCCCTTCATGGTCAAAAGCAGCGGTGCGCTGGGCAATTACCAGTACGACCTCACGCAGTTTGCCGTGCAGGAAGCGGCCAAGGCCATCGACCTGCAGCAGGCGGCCGCCCGTGCGCGGGACGGCAGCCGGCAGGCTCCCGCGCCTCGCGGGCAGCGGTCGCAGGCTGCCGTGCCCAGGGGCGTGCCGGCCGCACCGGCTCCGTCGGCCCGTCCGGCAGCGCCTGCGCCGGAGCCGGTCCCGGCCCCGGCTGTACAAGCCACGGCACAGCCAGTGATCACCCACCGACACGAGATCAACATCGGCGGGCGCCAGTTCGCCATCGGCACGGACGCCGAAGGCAGCCATCAGGTGCAGCAGCTGCTGCAGGCGCTCGAGCGCGACGCCGCCATGGCGGGAGGCGTGCACTGATGCCCGGCCATTTTCTGAACGGCATCGAGCTGCCGCGCGGCATGTTGTGGGTGGACGAGTTCAACTGGTCCGCCGTCGAAAAAACCGTGGAGCGCAGCATCACTGGGGCGCAGGTCATCGACGTGTTTACCAAGGTGGCCGGCCGTCCCATCACTTTGCAGGCCGTGGAAGACCAGGGCTGGATTCGCCGCGCCACCTTGCTGGCCGTGCAGGCACTGGCGGATGGCCCGGCAGGCGAGTACCTGCTGAAGCTGGCCGACGGCCGCGAGTTCACGGTGCAGTTTGCGCCCACCGACCCGATATCGGCGCAGCCCGTCTCCCGCCCCGAGCTGCCCGGCGGCACCCACCCCTATGTCGCCACGTTGCGGCTGTTCACTGTGTAAAGCGAGAGACCCATGCCTATCAAGCAAGGCGATATCCAGCTGATGGCCAGCCGCGTCATGGACGACGTGCCCGAGGGCGGCGCCGGCCCCTCGGCCGTCGTCATCGAGGACGGCAAGAGCAACGCCCTCATGCCCGACATCAGCGAATCCGACCGCGCCCGGGGCCGTGTGAACATGCGCCAGACCCATGTGGCCGTGCGAACGGCCGACACGGACACCTACATGGGCAGCAACGTGATCGTGGCCGAGCCGCCGGCCGACCCCAATGTGTCCGTCACGCTGTTCACCACGGGCGGCATATACGACACGCGCTCCCTGGCGCAGTCCCGGCTGGAGGCGTACCTCAACAAGGGCGCGGAATGGGCCGGCTACCTGTACGAGAACCACATCAAGGGCCAGCGTGTCATGCAGATCTTCCAGCGGCCCGGCACCGAGCTGCCGGCCGTGGGCAAGACGCTGGTCCTGGTGGGCAACGAGGGTTTGCCCAACGAGCAGGAGCAGTACGTGCGCGCCATCCGCGTCACCGGCGTGGAGCGCACCTTTACGTATGACGTGGACAAGGACTACAAGGCCCTGATCGTCACGGTGGAGCTGTCGGATGCGCTGCGCTACGACTTCACCGGCTCGCCCGCCAGCCGGCTCTTCACGCGCCTTGCCAACAGCACCCACCTGCGCGATACGGTGGTGGCCGACGCCGGCAGCTATGTGGGCGTGACGCCGCTGCAGCGCGCCGCTGCCCTGGGCGACTTCACCATCCTGGCCAAGACCATCTTCACCCAGCTCGTGCCCTCGGCGCAGAGCGAAACGCCCATTCCCGCAACGATCCCCTACGCGGCGGCCGGCTTCCCGGTCTCGGCGGCCGGCGATGTGAGCTTTGTCACGCAGCAGGACTGGAGCACGGCCACCAGCCTGGTACTGCCCGGCGGCATCAAGCCCGGCTCGCTGCGCATTACCGTGGGCGGCGTCACGTTTGCGGACGCGGGCGGCCTGCTCATGTCCGGCACGCAGCAGATCGGCACGGTGGACTATGCCAACGGTGTCGTGACCTCGAGCGCCGGCAGCTACGGCGGCAGCAAGACCATCGCCTACCGCCCCGCGGCCTATATGCAGCGCATCCCGCAGTCCAGCGAGATCCGCATCACCCCCGAGACCCGCAGCCAGTCCTATGTGGGCTTCATCACGCCCGTGGCCGCGCCCGGCACGCTGTCCTTCAGCTATCGCGCCCAGGGCCGCTGGTATGTGCTCTCCGACGCCGGCGATGGCGCGCTGCGCGGCACCGACTCCAGCTTTGGCGCCGGCACGTACAACCCGGACACGGGCGCCTACGTCATCACGCTGGGCGCGCTGCCCGATGTGGGCAGCTCCATCGTCATCCAGTGGGGCGTGCCCACGCAGGAGACCGTGCATCCCGTCACGGATCTGCAGATCTCCCAGACCATTGCGCTGCAGCTGCCGGCCGGCCAGGCCCTGTACCCGGGGTCTTTCGACATCAAGTGGATGGACGGCGCCACGCAGCGCACGGCCACGGCCGATAGCGCCTGGCAGCTGCAGGGCGACGCCACGGGCGAGGTGCGCGTGGGCCGGTCCCAGGTGCTGTTTGCGCCCAAGCTGCTGCCGGCCATCGGCACCGTGCTGGACGTGACGGTCGATACCGCCCCGGCCAAC